CTCTACCCGGCCGTTGACATGCCACAGACGCTGCGTGAGATACGGGCATGGAACCTGGCTAACCCAAAGCACCGCAAGACTGCCGCAGGCATCAAACGTCACATCAACTCGTGGTTTGCAAAGGATCAAAATCGTGGTTAGAAAATACACAGCGCCATCGCAGGATTCAAAGCTCGATCAGCCCGTACCGTGCGCGCATGAGGATTGCAACATATCGGCGCTCTGTCGCATCAAGACTAAGACCGGATGGGCTAACCTTTGCTGGCAACACTACGATGCGCATTTCGCTGAGCAAGCCATCGACAACCTAAGCAACTGGGGCATGGAAATTCAGCCCGACGAAACCCGCGAAGAGCATGTGCAACGCATGCGCGAATTCGTAAAGACTGGTTTCAAACGCATGGCAAAAAGCAATAGAATCAATCGCTAGAGACCGATCATTGACAATTGCGGCATTTGACGCGTATCGTTGCGCGCACTATGACCGCGATTGCTGTGATCCATCGTGAGCTCGTGCTGGAGCGCATTCGCGCCGGCCATAGGCTGATTGACATTGCTGCTGACCTCGGGCTGTCAAGTCACGCGGCCATCGTCAACGTGCTCGGCAATGACCCGGAATACGTGGAAGCGCGCAAAGTCGCGGTCGAGACTCGGATCGAAAAGCGTGAGGGCGAGTTAGAGGTAGCTGACGACAACGTGACGGTCGCGCGTGCGCGAGAATTGCTCAGTCACGCCAGATGGCGCGCAGAGCGTGAATTCCCAGACCGCTGGGGCCAGCGCAATCACGTCACAGTAGATCACCGCTCCGACCTGGGCGACAGACTGCGCAAAGCACGAAACCGCGAGCAAGTGATCGAAGGCGAGCGCCTAGCTACAGCACCCGCACTGGGGGTAACAATGGGGGTAACAAGCGATGAGTCAACAGACAATAGCGTTGATAATCAATAGGTTATCCCTACTATTCGGTAGCCTGTGTGGCAACAGATACGCAGCGAAAACGAGGTAACGTCATGGAAATAGACAGAGGGACCCAAACGCCTGCCGCGCCGCCGTCGCCGACCGATGAATCGCAACCGGGGGACCCGCCGTCGATGGAACGGGAGTGCCTTCCCCCGCGCGACACATCAAAAAAAATAATTTTTCCATCGAGCACAGACTCTACGCCATAGAGCGCCGTCTAGATTATCTTGAGCGTGGCCTGATAGCGCCGGAGTAGTGATGAACAACATTGCTTTACTTGGCGGACCTGCGCACAACCACATTGTACCGGCGAATCCGTCGCCAAGGATAACGGTTCGTATTGCATCTTATAGTGTTGAGGGCATGATGGCCTGTCGCGTTCCTAAATCCGGTCAGATTGTTGGAGTGTTTGCCGATGCCATCTATGAGTATGACCATTGCGATGACAGGAATGATTTGGTGGTGTACCGTTTTGTTGAGTTAATTGACGTACCATCATAGATGAATAAGCGCCGTAATCTTCCGAAAGCCTGCGAGCTTGAGCGCATCCCGGATGTGGGCTATGTCTGCCCGCAGTGCAGGATATTCGTGAAGTTTCACGTGAAACAGACTGCGAAGTTACAGTGCATGGCGAAGCCACCTGTCAGGCCTGCGATATTTGGGTGATGAATGATTATCGTCAAAGGCGTACCGGAAACAGACTTGCGCTCTTTTTTGCTGGCGCGAGAGTTGGACATTGCCTTTGGCATTGAGAATTTTGGAGAACTGAAAAACCTGTTTCATCTGTTGTTTGACCGGTGGCCGCAGAAGGGCGTGCAGGATGTCCAAGGCTGATGACAAGGAAAAGGAACTTGAGGATGCCTGCATACGCTATGCAGACGATCCGTACGGCTTTGTTATGTTCATGTTCAACTGGGGTGACGGTGAACTGAAGGACTGGAAGGGGCCTGATTGGTGGCACAAGCAGATATTCGAGGCGATACGGCAGTATCTTCAGTCTGACGACAATAACCCGCTGTGTATTGCCGTGGCGAGCGGACACGGTGCTGCCAAGACGGCGTTTATGGCTTGGCTGCTGCTGTGGTTTATCAGTTGCAGGCCACATCCGCAGATACGGTATACAGCAAACACAGAAGCGCAGTTGACGACGACGACATGGCGCGAACTGGCGAAGTGGCACAAGCTTGCCGCTAACGCGCACTGGTTTGACTGGACGGCTACCAGTTTTTACAAGAAGGATCATGCCGAGACGTGGAAGGCTAACGCTATCGCTTGGTCTGAGCACAACACCGAGGCGTTTGCCGGTGTGCACGAGGAGAACGTGCTTATAGGGTTTGACGAGGCGAGCAAGATCAGTGACAAGATTTGGGAGGTTACTGACGGCGTTCTGACGACCAAGAAGAACATCTGGATCGTGGCCGGTAACGGTACGAGGAACGTAGGGCGTTTCTACGAGTGCTTCCACAAGAACAAGGATTTGTGGCGCACCTGGAGCGTGGACAGCCGGACGTGTCAGGCTGCTAATCCTGCATATCTGGAACGGCTTATCAAGCAGTATGGTGGGGAAGATAGCGATCAGGCGCGCGTGCGCGTACGTGGGCTGTTTCCGAGGACCGCTACGCGCCAGTTGATATCTACAGACGCGGTTGAGAAGTGCATGAAGCACGAGACAGAGGCGTGGGAATATGCGCCAAAGTTGATAGGAGTAGACGTAGCGCGTTTTGGCGAGAACAGCAGCACGATATGCATCCGGCAGGGCAGGAAGGTGCAGGAGATTGATGTACTGCCGAAAAAGGACTTGATGGTGACGGCGGCTTACGTGGCCGAGGTTATAAAACGCGAAAAGCCGACGCAGGTGTTCGTGGACGGTTCCGGTATTGGTGCAGGCGTGGTGGACAGACTGAGGCAGCTTAATTTTGGCTGTGTTGACGTTAATGGTGGCAATTCGAGCATTAATCCGCGCTTTTTGAACAAGCGGGCTGAGATGTGGTGGGAAATGAAGGAGTTTATCGAGGGGCTGTGCGAACTGCCGCCTGACCCGAAGCTGAAGGAAGAACTGACCGCGATTGAGTATGACTACACGGATAAGGGTAGGATACGGCTGGATCGCAAGTCGGACATCATGGAGACATACGGCTTCAGTCCTGACCGCGCAGATGCGCTAGCGCTTACTTTCGCGTATCCTGTGGCGGATTTTAGTGAAGATGGGCTTGTTCTTGAACCTAACCCTGTGGCGGATTACTGACATGAGCAACGCAACCCCTACCGAACCTGACCGCACGCCTACATTCCGCGAAATCGACATGAGCGCTGAGATACGCAAAATTTGGGGCAAGAAGTGGAACGCGCCGGAACTGTCTTATCAGTTCAGCAATGATCGTAAGTTTTACGAGCGCACGGAGGAAGGCGGTGCTTACCGCCAGCCATGACTCCCATCAGCATAGAGGTGTGGAATGACTGGCCAATGCGCTACTGGTGGCCGCGCCTTCATTATGGATGGGACCAGTACCGTACCGTCAACGGTGTTGTGCTGATGATAGGACGCTGGGCGCTGTGTTTTTCCGTGTATGTCAAAAGGGCCGGCATAACTAGGCTTGGGCCGGACTTCCGGTTCAGATTCAGGATGAATTTACGATAATGACCACGCTCTATACCGAAGGAGACACCGATGCGCAGTACGCAGAGGCGCTCTCCATCATGAATCTGCTGACGGCGGCGTATCCTGGGCATCCGTGGGCGGTGCGCGTGGCCGGTGGCGTCATTTTTATCCGCTACCTTGATGATCGTCTGTTGGGTAACTGGGGTATGGCGCTGAAGCAGAAGGATAGCAACCATGACGCGGCTGTGCTGAAGCGAGAAGTGGTCATGAAGGCTGGTGAATGGCTGGAACGAGCAGGGTTGGCTCGAGGGCGTTCAAATGGCGACGAGATCATCCGCGTTGAGGGTGTGCCGGATGCGCAACAGCCGAATTACGTTCCGCCAGAGCCGCTCATGGATGCCGTGATGGATACCAATTCAGACTTGCGCACCGCGCCGCGTCCGCAGGTGATAAAGGACGGACATGCCTGACTATCTCGATCTTGCAAAGCAGGCATACGAGGCGTCAACCACGTATTTTGACGCCAACATACGCGCCGACCTTGAGTACGGGGTACGCGCGTTTCGCAGCGAACACGCTGCCGGAAGCAAGTATCTGACTGCCGATTTTGTGCATCGCAGCCGCCTGTTCCGGCCCAAGACGCGCACCATCATCCGCAAGAACGAGGCTGCCGCCGCCGTGGCGCTGTTCTCCAACATGGATGTTGTGGACATGCAGGCGGAAAACCCGGACGATCTTACCAATGTGGCTGCAACTGCTGCGTTGAAGGAGATCATCGAATACCGGCTTACACGCACCATCCCCGCTTTTTCACTGGTCATGGGCGCATTGCAGGATGCGCAGGTTGCAGGCGCTGTGTGCAGCTATCAGTACTGGGAATATCAGAAGCGCGGTGACAAGGTGGTGAAGGATAAACCGTGTATCGAGCTTCGCCCGTTGGAAAACATCCGCTTTGACCACGGCGCATCCTGGATAGACCCGGTTGGCACCAGTCCTTACTGGTGTGACATAGTGCCGATGTACGTGTGCGACGTGAAGGCGATGATGTCCAGCGTGGACGATAAGACGGATGCGCCGAAGTGGAAGAAATACGATGAAAGCGTGATTCTGAAAGCGCGGCCTGATGTGATGGATTCCATCAAGCGGCAGCGCGAAGGTGGAAGACAGCAGCAGGTGGACGAACCGACCGGCATCAAGGACTTCGATATCGTGTGGGTGATGCGCTGGTTCATGCGCGACAGTCAGGGCAGTGACCAGTGCTTTTACACCCTTGGAACAGATGCATTGCTTACAGATGCTGAACCGATAGAAAAGGCGTACTTCCACGGCAAGCGCCCGTATGTTATGGGCTGCGCGGTTATCGAGACGCACCGCACGCTACCATCAAGCATGCCGATGCTTACGCGCCAGTTGCAGGCTGAGACCAATGACGTAGCCAATCAGCGCATGGATAACGTCAAGTTCGTGCTGAACAAACGCTGGATCGTCCGGCGCGGCAGTCAGACTGATGTGCAGTCACTGGTGCGCAATGTGCCGGGCGGGGTCACGATGGCCACCAATCCAAAGGAGGACGTTCATGAGTCGAATTGGCAGGACGTTACGAGCAGTTCCTATGTGGAACAGGATCGGCTTAACGCTGACTTTGATGACCTGGCTGGCAATTTCTCGCCCTCGACGAAAGTGGCGAACAATGCGGTAAACGATACTCTTGGCGGCAGTCGCATGGCAGCGCAGGGTGCAGGTGTCATGACGGACTACCTGCTGCGCACGTTCATCGAGACCTGGTGGGAACCGGTGCTGCGGCAACTGGTGCTGCTTGAGCAGTACTACGAGACTGATGAAGTGATCCTTTCCATATGCGCGAACAAAGCGCAACTGTTCCCGAAGTTCGGTATATCGCGCATTACCGACATGATGCTGATGAACGGTACCAACGTCACCGTAAACGTAGGCATGGGAGCCAGCAATCCGAATGAAAGGTTTCACAAATTCACGGTTGCAACCAAGGCGGCAACCGAACTCGTGGCAACAGCGCCTCCGGGCTTCAATGTTCAGGAGGGAATCAAGGAAATCTACAGCAATGCCGGTTATCGCAATGGAGAACGATTCTTCAACGCGCAGCAGGACCCGCGGCTGATACAGGCGATGCAACAGGTCAATCAGTTGACGCAAGCGCTCAAGGGCAAGCAGATGGAAATGCAGCAGGTCGCGCAACTCGATCAGGCGAAGATGCAGGCCGACATGCAGACCAAGCATGCGCAATTGCAGGTCGATCAGATGCGTATTCAGGGTGATCTTGCAATACGCAAGGCGGAACTTGATCTGGAAGCGCAGAAGCTGCAGGTCGAATCGGCGCTGGAAATGGAACGTATTGAGGTTGAAAAAGCGAAACTGCAACTTGAGGTAAAGGCCGGTAGCGACGATCTTGCAATGAAGTCTGCTGAACTGGAAGCAAAGATGCGCGATGCGGACATGAAATTCGCCGCTGCGCAGCAGAAGATTGAATCCGAGCAGCAAAAGATGATGGCGGAATACGAGAAAGCGCAACTAGATATCGAACAAAAACGCATGGAGATGGCCGCCAAGCACGAGGAAATGGAAGGCGGACGCACTGAACGCGCAGAGCACACCAGCCGCATGAACGAACTTGCCGGCGTCATAACTTCCATGAAGGACACGGTGTCGGGCATAGGTCAGGCGGTATTGCAGGGCATGAATCAGCCGAAGCGTTCTCCCAAGGGAATAACGTTGCAAAAGCTGGACGGCAAGACCAAGGGCGTGTTGATTGATTTTGATGACGGCAGTAAAGACGGAATAACCATCAATTGAACGCAATTACAACGCGTATTGGATAACAAACAGGATACCTTGCAATAATGGCATTCCAACCCATAGGTTGCTTCACGGCAGACGAGATTTTCCCAAAGACAAGCCGAGCCGTGGGAACGTCGGTTATTGGCCCGGCTAACGGCATCGCGTTGCCTGACCGGTTCACGCGCGGATTAATCCTTGTCGATATACAGTCGATCACCGACTTGACCAGCGTACTGTCGCTTACCATCGAGGTATCGCTTGATGGCGGTGTTAATTTCATAACGACAGGTATTGTCGGGCTGGATTTTGCGATAAGCGGCTATTCCATTAACGGCAGCAACATACTCGTCGATGGCGGCGGCAGCCCGGTTCGCGTGTTCGGGCAGCCGGTGCGGTTTCCCAACGGCTTGTCGCTGACAAGGCGTGTGAGAACCACGTTGTCGTTTTCCAATGGCAGCAGCGCAAACCAGACATTCGGCGTGTCTGCAATCATTTATTGATCATGTATGGCCGTAGCATTCGACGCGAAACCAACAGCCTACAATTCAGCCGATGGGCTGAATCAGGAGGCTGTTGGCACGACAAGTTGTACCGCAACCACAGGAATGACCGTAGGAGCGAGTGCAAAAACGCTTGTCGGAATGCTGAGTTTTGGCGCAGCATCGTCGAACGCGCCAAGTGGCATTACGATGACGTGGGACGGCGTTTCGATGACGCAGCGCGTATTGCAGACAAGCGCTGCAGCGCCGCCCGCAGCGCCGCAGTCTACGACTGTAATATTTTCGCTGGAAAATCCGAATACCGGAGCAAAAACGCTGCGAGCGGACTGGACCGGGGCGCAGGATGCGTATATGTCATGCGTGTCCTTTACC